GTAGCGCTTCTGTATGAGCGTAAGAAGGATATTTTTAAGGCGGGATACTGCCAGTAACTTTGCCAGTACCAACCCCGTATTAAGCGAAGGTGAACCAGCCTTTCAAACAGACCCAGGTAATCAGATTCTAAAGATCGGTGATGGTGTTACAGCGTGGAACTCGCTTAGTCAGTTTCAAGGACCACAGGGCGTAGCGGGGCCAACGGGTGCAACAGGCGCAGACGGAGCTTCTATAACAGGCCCAACAGGTGCTACAGGCCCACAAGGCCCAGCGGGTAATGACGGTATATCCATACAGAGTTATACGAAAGCTAACCTTCCGCTTAATGGCACAGCGGGTGATAACGCTTTAGTCACCGATGGAACGATTGGCGGTACTCCCGCGATGTCATACTTCTATAACGGTAGTTGGTATAGGACATTTGATAACTCTGAGATCGTAAATCAGACCATCGACTTGTTCATATTAGCGGGTCAATCAAATGCACATGGTCATGCTGATGTATCGGATCTTTCGACCGCACAGGCGACACAGGATGGACTCTTTTATACATCGTGGCACAACAGCACAGGAAATGCCGAGACGGCTCAATATTACTCTAATTGGGCAACCTCGTTAGTAGGGGGTAGTACAAGAGGCGATGACGGAAGTTCGAGCCTTGGGGGGAGCAGTAGCTTCGGGCCTGAGCTTGGATTCGTAAGTCGAGCCAATGCAATTAACCTGACTACTCAGCCAATCGGTATTCTTAAATACGCCGTTGGTGCTTCAACTCTTAACGCTGGTACATCATTTTCCGATTGGGATACTACAGCGACAGGCAACCGAGAAGGGGATTGTTATCGTGCATTACTTTCTGCACTATCGGATGCTACCACCAAACTAACAAACGCTGGATACTCTTGGAACTTTAAGGGGATGATATGGTGGCAAGGCGAGAGTGGATCATCAGTTAGTGGGTTAAATACTTTAATAGCCGCAATAAGAACAGTCCTTGGCAACTCGTACAATGTATCTAACACCTCTCAGTTTCCTGTCGTAATAACCAAGATCGGATACGGCACAGACCTCACTCCTGTAGCTAACGCAGATGCGTATATAGGAATCGTAGATGCCGCAACTTACGGACACGCAACTTCGCAGAATCATGTAGGTAAAGCGGCTGAAGGTAGTTCTGATACTAATAGTAATGGCGTAAACGATATGTTTGATATCGGAGAAGCGTTTGCCGACAAGATGCAACTAGCCATTAGCGGAAGCACAAACGCCGCTTGGGATCCATCATCTATTACTACCCGATTGTGGCTCGATATGGACGATCAGACAACCTTCACTTCAAGTGGGGGAAATGTCACAGCTATAGCGGACAAATCGGGTAATAACTACAACTTTAACGCCGCTGGGGGTAGTACACTTACAGCGGTAAACACCGCACAGAATAACAAGAATATACTTAGGTTTGACGGTAACTCAGATGCGACTTCTTACAAGAGTATAGCCTTTAGTTCTACTGCGGTGCATAAATGGTTCTTCGTGGTTAAGGTAACAGCTTCTGATAATCACGATGCACTAGTTACATTTACTAAGAGTAATCCTACCCTACAAATGATCATGTTTAACATGAGTGGTGCGGGTGTGTTCTCAGGTGATTGGTACATGAGTCCTGGCACTAGCCTAATAGGCAACTCAACCAACTTACTAAACCAATGGGTTATGTTATCTATTGAACTAGATGTACCTAACGCTAGAGCTACTGCTTCTTTAAACGCCACCGCTTATAACACAAATGTCGCTCAGTCAGGTTTGTCAACGATGGGTACAGGTAATGTTCGATTGAACGACTATCAGAATAACGCAGACTCCGATTGGGGAGAAGCGATATTCGTAGAAGATGCAACGCAAACAAACTCCGACAAGATCGAAGGCTACCTAGCTCATAAGTGGGGACTGACAACAGACCTTCCTTCCAACCATCCGTATAAAACAACCGCACCATGAGCAGATACCGCAGTTACGGCAAACTAGACGATCCATTCACATCGGAGGGGGATACCTTCTTTTTACGGATGAATGCTCGTCTGCGCCCTAACCAGTTAAAGCCTGGTGAGGTTGCCCTGTCCAAGAATGGACGGATGAATGATGATGGTACTTGGCAACCCCGCAAAGGATTATCGACTTTGTTTGGATCGATAACATCAGGAGCCGATGCGATTCGTGTTCCCTACATTATAACAGCCGGCCAAAGAGATGCATCGGGCATCGTAACACTTGTATTGGATGACATACCGAGCCTTGCATTTATACCAGGTGAAAACATAACAATCGCAAATCTTGGATTTACCAATGCGACCAACCCGAATGGTACATTTGCATTGGTTTCTATAAACTTCACGACCAAAACTATTACTTACTCAGATGGTTCTACCGGTGAGGCCGAGGCGTTTACATTGGCCAATAATTCAGTAGGTCAAACCTCAGTAGCATCGATGGGAGATTCGATTGCCACAACTGAAGGATTTACTCTGAACGATGATGGAGTAAATGCAGTTTTTGGATCGGCCGTTTATTCTGATGCTTCATCAAATAATGATGATTATATATTCTCAGCGACAAACAACCTAGCTGTCATCATCCGCCTAAAAGACTCGGCACTTTTTAAGTGTCGGTACGAGGGTGGGGGAGAAACTGTAGATGGTCCTGTCGGAATGACTCAAGGGTTTGATAAGATGTTTATCTTTAGGTCCCGAAAAACAACTCTTTCAGCCTCCCCAAAACTTAATTATCGATCTGTCAGTACAGCCTCCCAAAGTGGTCAGGTAATAACTGTAAACACTACAGCGGATCATGGCCGAGTAGTCGGTGACTTTGTCACGCTTACAAACTTTACAGGCTGGCCAACTCATAATCCAAACAACTGCTATCAGATAAAGACTGCCCCAAGTACCACATCTTTTACAGTGAAGATGGCAGACTCTCAAACTGTTGCCTTCAATGTAAGTGGCGCACAGGTTGAATACTTTGAAGACTTTACTCGAGTGAGCAAAGGGGCATACACTACTCCCGCTTACTTTACAGACACATCAGCTACTGCATTAAATGGCGTGGTTACCATGAATATCGGAGCAGGCCACAACCTGCAAAAAGGTGACGAGATTACCATCCGCAACGCAACATCGCCCTACGAGTTATTTGAAAATCAAAAAGCGGTAGTCACATCAGTTTTTGATTCATCGGGAAGTGCCGTAAATCCATTTTTAAAGTTCACCTTTAATCTTGGAGTACAGGATGAGTCCACAGGTGCATCGCTTACAGTTAGTAAAGCACTAGCTATCGGTAAAGGCTTCGTACATATGCCAGCCGCTCCTTGGGGAGAATTTCACCAGCGTAGGCTATGGGTTCCATACTGGTACACCTCCGATACTAACCCTGTAAACCGAGAAATTAGGGACGAATTGGCGGCATCCGATATATTTGATTCAGACACATTCGACATCATCGGAAATCAATTCCGAGTATCTGCCGGCAAGAGCGATTACCTGGTAGGCCTCCAACCTTTTACACAGGATAGCATCGTTGCATTTAACCGAAAATCCATCCACCTCCTCACAGGTGTAAGTGGATCTTTATCTGATGTATCCACAAATGTGGTCACCAATGAGATAGGTGCATCTGCGCGCAAATCGATCGTTCAGGTAGCGAACAAAATTCTATTCTTATCCGACCAAGGAATTTACAGCGTAGAGTTCCTAGACGCTTATAATTTACGAGGAACAGGCACACCAATATCAGAAACAATTCAGCCCTTCATAGATCGAATCAATCAGGACTATGCTCACCTCTCCTGTGCAGTTTATTTTAATAACAGATACTGGATCGCTTTGCCCTTGGATTCTGCTCCAGGTAATGGCAATGGTAGGAAGTTGAATACCATTATAATATTTAACTTTGTGAATGGCGGGTTTGAGTCTATCGACTCTGTAAACTCGATAGACTTTGCCATTCGAGAATTGATCGTAGCTCGGGAAGGCGCACAGAATGCCCTGTATCTTACCACCGAAGAGGGTGGAGTTCATAAGGTTGATGCCTTAGATGACTACAGGGACCAAGTGAGCGTGACTGCTGGGGAAATAGAAAAAGAACCAATTCCTATAATTAGCCAGCTAACCACTCGCCAATTTGATGCCGAGACTATGGACCGAAAAGTATTTAGTCGGTCCGAGATTCAGATGAAATCTAATAACTCTCAGACCGATAGTGCTATCGAATTTATAACCGAAGAACCTGACTCCACCACCGCATCAATTAATGCTTCTACCTTACTTGGAAGCACCCTTGCCGACTCTGAGGATGCCTCCTTGAGGTTAAGGGTAAATAAGCGAGGCTTTGGGGTACAGGCAGACATTAAACCATTCTTAGGTCGCCCATACATTCGTGCAGTTAAAGTCGATGCCCGAATAACCGACCGATCAACCACATCTATTTCATAAGGTAAAATCATGGCTATATTATCAAGAGGACAATCATTCGCATCAGGCGATCAAGTAACCGCACAAAAACTGCAAGACATTGTGGATCTCGCAAACTTTGATGATCCAGCAGATGGAGCCACAATAATTGTAAATAACTCAATTTATGGCGTATCTGGGGGCGATGGTAAGCTCAAAGTACCAAGCAAAGGCATCGGCTCAAACGAGTTGGCAAGCGATGCTTCTGTAGATGCCAATCGTGCTGTCGGTACCGACCACATCAAGGACAACTCAGTCACAGCGGCAAAGCTCAATAGTGCGGCGGTAAGTGTGCTTATGCCGACAGGATCGATTTTACCTTATGCTGGTTCATCTGAACCTACAGGTTATTTATTCTGTGATGGAAACGAGTACGACCAAACAGGCACTCACTCTAATTTATTTAGTACGATTGGTTTAACTTACAATACAGGTGGAGAGACTACTAATTTTTTCAGAGTCCCTGATTTACAAGGTCGAGTAATCGCCGGTCGGGATAATATGAGCGGCACATCTGCTAATCGCTTAACTACGGCAAAAAGTGGAATAAATGGAGATAACTTAGGAGCATTCGGTGGACTAGAAGACCACCTCCTCACATCCGCAGAATCGGGACTGCCCGATCACACTCATAAAATCGCAAGGCAATCTAACAGCACAAATGCTGGTGGAAGTTCCAATAATATTTTAACAGGTTCAACTTTAAGCACGACAGGTGTAGTAGGTGGCGCTCAAGACGCATCCTCCGCCCACAACAATGTCCAGCCCACCATCATTTTAAATTACATCATCAAAACCTAATCGATATGGAAAAAGAATTTAACGATCCATTACGCCAAGCGGCAAAACTCTTAAATGAGCAAGCCCCTGAAGGCGAACAGCTTGCATACATCAATTCTGATGAGGCTAAATTATTAAAATCAAAAGGCGGTGCAGGTGTGCCTGTAAACTCGTCAGGAGTAAAATCATACTTTGTACAAAAACTATTTGGCGGTGGAAAAGATGCACCAGCCTTAGAAAAGTTCGATGTGGGAGGATCAGCAAGAGAGTATGTAGATGCGATGTCCGATCCAGCCTTGCAGAATAAACTGCTTCAAAATCGTCAACGCTACG